GCCGATTTACACACAGAGGATTTTTGACTTTGACACGACTGGAGAAATTGAAGGAATTGGAGGTCATTCTCCGGCAGAACATGGAGGATTGCGACCAAAAGACGCTTGCGGCATTAGCAAGGCAGTACAGGGAGACGCTCAAAGAGATTGAAGAAATAGAAGGGACAACGGACGATGACGACGACATTGCAAAGTTGCTCGCCCAGCGGGATGCTGACGGGAAAGCAGGTGCCGTCCGCTAGAATTGTGCCGGAATATACGGAAACGGACGGAAGGGATGCTTCAAGGCTGTTACAGTTCGGAGGCTTTCGGCTGGATCCATGGCAGGACGGCGTGATTGATGACTGGATGGCAACCAAAGACGGCTTGTGGCTCTGTCGGACGTGCGGTCTTTCAATCCCGCGTCAGAATGGCAAGACGGGGCTTTTGCAAGGACGCGCCGCCACCGGGATGATTATGCACAACGAGCAAGTGTTGTATACGGCACATTTGCAGAAGACATCCACAGAGACATTTGAGGAGATGGCGGCTTTTTTCGATTCGCCAAAGATTCGGAAGTATCTGAAGGATATCAAAACGGCACTGGGACGCGAGCAGATAATCCTTAAGAACGGCGCGAGAATCAAATTCTTGGCACGGACACGAAATGGTGGACGTGGACAGCATGGAGACACGCTGATATTCGATGAAGCACAGGAACTTGATGTTAATTCACAGGCATCTTTCATTCCGGCGATATCAGCGAGCAGAAATCCACAGGTTATTTACGCGGGGACTCCCCCAGATGGAGAGAGTGCCGGAGAAGTGTTCCGAGGTATTCGTGCAAAGGCGCTTGACGGTGGCACGACATCCACATCATGGACTGAATTTTCAGTTTCGGAAATTGGCGACCCGTCAGACCGTCAGAGATGGGCAGATACGAACCCCGCGCTTGGATTCAGAATATTAATCACGACAATCGAGGGCGAATACGAACAGATGCCGCCTGATACTTTCGCACGTGAGCGATTGGGCTGGTGGACGCCGGTTGTCGAGCACAAAGAAGACTATGCGATAAGCGCGGAAACATGGGACGCTTGCGCCGCAAACACGCCCAAGCCGAACGGCAAGACAGCTTTCGGTGTCAAGTTTACGGCAGACGGTTCAGAGGTTGCGCTGTGCGGTGCCGTAGTCGCGCCGAATGGATATGCACGCATAGAACTGATTGACCGCAGACCAACAGGGCTCGGGATGCAGTGGCTTGCGGAATGGCTTAATGCACGGTATGACAAAGCCTCTTGCGTGGTCATTGACGGAAAGAATGGAGTCGATGCCCTTGTAGACAAGATAAAGCCCACATGGAAGCATAAAGATTCTGTCATCCGTCCAACAGCTAAAAGCGTCATAGCGGCAGTATCAATGCTGACTGATTCGCTCAATGTGCGGACAACATCATGGTACACACCGCAGAAAGACCTTAGAGAGAGCGCGATCACGTCGATCAAGCGCCCAATCAGCGGCGGCTGGGGCTTTGGCGGCGAAAATTCAGCACCAATTGAAGCGTGCGCACTGGCGTATTGGGGAGCGAAGACGTCCAAGCGCGACCCTACTAGAAAAATGAGGATTGGATAAATGCAATTATTGATTGATGTTGGGCTGGTTGTGGGACTTCCACCCAAAGAGCAAGCTATGCTCGCGAATCTCTTTGAGATATATCAGAGCCATTACGCTAAAAACTGGGAAAAGGAAAAATACTACGAAGGAAACATCCCGCTGTCTGATGTCAATTTGGGTATTGCGCTCCCGAAGAGCATAAAAAGCCTACAGATCGGGTGCGCATGGGGCTCTAAAGCGGTAGACGTGCTGGCGGCGCGGTCCATGTTTGACGGATTTGTTGATGCGCGTGGGTATCAGTCGGAAGAGCTTGCCGGAATCGTTGCAGACAATGACCTGATCACGGAATATTCCAAGGCCTGCCGGGATGAGTTGAAATTCGGATGCACCTATGCGACGCTTTCCGCTGATCGGAATGTTGGTTGCAAAATCCGGTTCCATTCTCCACTCACTGCTGCGGCACATTGGAGCGGTGAAAAAGGCCGGATTGATTACGGATTTGCGGTGATTGATAGCGTGCCGAGCAATGCAACAATGCTCTGGGAGCCGACGCTGATTAACCTGTATACGGAAGACGCTGTTTGGGTATTGGAAAGACGGGGAGACATGTGGAATGCGACCGGGCATACTCAGGTCATGGGCCGTCCGCTTATGGAAGCGTTCAGATGGAATGCGACCAGCAACAAGCCGTTCGGACGGTCACGCATCAAAGAACCGATTCGCAGACTGATTCAGGGTTATGTCCGCACGATGGCAAATGCAACGATCGGCTTGGAGTTCTCCACCGCGCCTCAGAAGTATTTGCTCGGAATCACAGATGACCAGTATGACGCAGTTATCAACGACAAGTTCCGGCAGTACGTCGGCAGCATTATCGCTGCAACAACTAACCCGGAGACGGGTGAAAAGCCTACGTTCGGACAGCTTCAGCAAGGATCCATTGCGCCGCATGTTGAAATGATGCGGCTGCTTGCTACCCAGTTTTCAGCAGCGACAGGATTGGCGGTCACCGATACGGGCGTGGTCAACGATGCGAATCCGACATCCTCTGACGCTATCCTCGCACAGACACAGACACTTGTCGGCATGGCTGAACAGCTTAACCAGTCCAATGGCGACTCGCTCAGGACGGTAGCACTGATGGCGCTAGCGATCATGAACAGCACGACAATGGACGCACTGGAAGCAGAGAAGCGTGATATTATTGCGCACTTCAAGAATCCTGCAATGCCGTCCGTGGCAGTCACGGCAGATGCAGCTATCAAGATAGCGTCCGCACGGCAGTCATTCGCGCAGACTGACACGTTCCTTGAGATGATCGGATTCAGTCAGGCGGATATCAGACGTATCAAGGCACAAGAGCGGATGTCACAGGGATTGCAGATTATAAGTCAGCTGGAGGAGTGATATGTATATCTCCACTAAGGACTGGCAAGAATTTGTTCGCAAATTGTCCGCGGTAAACTCTAAAGCCGCTGAAGCAGTCCGTGATTATGTGGCGCATAACGGATTTGCTGATACGTCTGCACTGATTCGCTACTGTCATGCAGTCGCAGAGCAGTACGGCACGGCATCGGCATCACTGGCGGCATTAATGTACGACACGATAGCAGAGTTAGAAGGGCTATCGCTCCCAGCGGCTGAACTTGCGGAAGCGCCCAGTTATAAGGATGTCGCGATCGCAGTCAATGGAACGCTCAAAACGTCGCAGAATCCCGACGAGATAGGTGGAAGTGTGGCGCGCCTTGTTAAGCGTACGGGACAGGATACCATTCTATACAACGGGATGAGAGATGGAGCGGAATTTGCATGGATTCCAAGCGGCGACACATGTGATTTCTGTATCATGCTTGCGTCGCGTGGGTGGCAGGATATCAGCGAGAATGCATTGGAAAATGGGCACGCACAGCACATCCATTCAAATTGTGACTGCACGTACATGGTAAGACATTCGCCTGACTTCAACGTCAGAGGATACGACCCCGACAAATATCTTGCTATATACGAAAACGCCGACGGTGACAACTGGCGCGAAAAACTTAATTCGATGAGGCGTGATACATACGCCAAACACGCAGACGAAATTAATGCGCAGAAGCGTCAAGCCTATGCGCTGAGAATGCACCCCCAAAGTTGAGACGGAACGGCAGAAACTGGAGGCACAAGCGAGAGATGTATATCTTTCTCGTGGCGGTCACGACAATTTGTCGGCATCCGAAGCGTCAGACCGTTTTGACAAATTGATTGGAGCGCAGACGGATGCGCAATTGCGCAACTATATCAAGAAACATGGGTAACTAAGGCACGTTTAACAGCGTGCTTTTTATTTTGTCCGGAAGGACGTAAATCATTCGACCGTTGAGAAGCAACCTCGTAAAAAGCGTAACGGAGAAGGAGGCTTATGAAACGCACAGACATTACGGGACTGTTCCCAGATGCGACCACAGAGCAGATTAATGCGCTGATGGACATTAACGGCGCAGATATCAATTCTGCGAAAGCAGGCATTACAGACTTGCAGTCACAGCTTGCGACCGCTAACGCAACGATCGAGCAACTAAAAGCGGATGCGCAGAATGCAGAAGAACTCACAAACAGGGCAAACGCTTTTGAAACAGAACTGAATGCCCTCAAGGCGTCAAACGCTATCAGAGACATGCGCGACAAGGTCTCCAAAGCAACAGGCGTTCCCGCATCGCTTTTGACCGGAGAAACGGAAGAGGATTGCACAGCGCAGGCAAACGGCATTGTAGAGTTTGCGAAGCCCTCTGCTTATCCCGTGATCCGTGACGGCGGCGAAGTGAGCGCCACACAGAAAGCAACACCAAAAGACGCTTTTGTCGATTGGTTCAATAAAATTGCAGATTAAGAGAGGTATTAATTATGGCTATCACAGCTACAGGAACACAGATTAATAGATCAAATATTCAGCTCCCTAACAGCGTTTCCAGCGAGATCCTGCAGAAGACACAGGAAGCATCCATTATCATGAGACTCGCACGTCAGATCCCGCTGCCCGGCAACGGCGTACAGATTCCGGTTATCGCATCTGATCCTACTGCAGAATGGGTAACTGAGACTGGCACAAAGCCTGTCAGCACTCCCACACTGGACAAAAAGATCATGCAGGCTCACAAACTCGCCGTGATCGTTCCTTTCTCCAACGAGTTTCGCAGAGACGTTCCGGCACTGTACAACGCGCTGATCGCTCGTCTTCCCGGCGTTCTTGCTGAGAAATTCGATAACACGGTCATTTTTGGCCCTGCGTCCGGCACACTGGCAAACTTCGACAACTTCTCCGCGGTCACCGGGTATGCACTGGATGCGGCGAATAAGACAGTTTATGACGGACTGGTCGCGGCTGATGGCGGGATCGCAACTGCAGGCGGCATCATGAACGGTATCGCGCTCGCTCCTCAGGGAAAGAGCGTTCTGCTCGGCGCTGTAGATGGCGAAGGTCGTCCGCTGTTCAACACTGTATTTGAATCCGGAATCAGCAGAGTACTCGGAGCTCCCGTCCACATTTCCAAGGCTGCATACAAGGCCGGCACATCTGGATCCGGTGCAACGCCTGATGTTGTTGGCATCGCAGGTGACTGGACACATGCAATGTATGGCACTGTTGAGGGTGTACAGGTTCGCTATTCCGCTGATGCGACGCTTACAAGCGGCAATACTACTATCAATCTGTTCCAGCAGAACATGTTCGCAGTTCTGGTCGAGATCGAGGTTGGATTCGTTGCCGAAACCAATTACTTCGCGAAGCTGACAAAGGCGCACGCATGATCAAGATGATTGATCGCACTACAGGTGTCGTTATGTGGGTACACGAATCCCGCGTAGACGAGTACAAGGCGCAGGGGCATAAATTAGCCCCTGTGTCTAAGCCTGTTAAAGCGCCGAAAAAGGTAACGAAGAAATGAGGTGATCACGATGGCATACGCCACAGCGATGGACGTACAGGACAGAATGACGACTGAACTGACGGACGAACAATTTAATATTTGCTCTGCTCTGTTGGAAGACGTGGCTGTTCTGATTGACGCCTACAAAGCTGACGCATCGGAAGCCGTAAAAAAGGTTGTTTCATGCAGTGTTGTCAGTCGTGCTCTCGCCAGTACGGGCGAAATCGGGATCCCCGTTGGGGCTACTCAGGGCAGTGCTTCCGCAATGGGCTATTCGCAGTCGTGGACGATTGGGAACGGCTCAACTGGCGAACTGTATCTGTCGCGGACAGAAAAGAAACTGCTCGGAGTAAGCAACAGCATCGGTTCGCATTCTCCGATTGAAGATATGGGGGTGAGCGTATGAGAGGTGTAAACATCATCCTGTATGCGGAAGAGCAGACAGGCGTTGATGATTTCAACCGTCCGACCTACGCCGAAACCCCCGTTGTCGTTGAGAATGTTCTGATTGGAGAACCGTCAACGGAACAGATAACCGACGAACTGAACATCAGCGGAAAACGTCTTGCTTATACGCTTGCCATCCCTAAAGGTGACACGCATGACTGGAAAGACAAGACCGTTGAGTTTTTCGGCGAAAAGTTCCACACATTCGGCGAACCTACACAGGGAATTGAGCATCTGATCCCTCTTGCATGGAACAAAAAGGTCAAG